TGTTCTTTTCCATGCCCAATATAATGCTCAAAGAAGGGCTTGTGGTTATAGGTATTGTTATACCTTCTGTCTAAGGTAATTGGATTGATATCAAATTCATTCAGCAAATAATTTACCATGTGCTGTTCACCGAATCCCCCCAAGTAAGAAAACTTCTCCATCTTCTTGGGGCATTCGGTTAGTGTTTTTAAAAACTTCTCACCAGACTCTCTGTCTGAAACAATCACGCCAGAGTTAAAATATTTATACGGCCCTATGGGTCGTTTAAATATTGTCTCCATCCACGTCTTATAATCGCCCATAGCACCGCCATAGGTATCGGGCAAGTCTTCTGCGATACAAAATCCAGAGGGGTATTGCGCGAATATATTAGGGGCGTTATTTTTAATTATAACGTCCAAATCCACATACAACATTTGTGAATATTGTTTACCAATAAAATACTTGAAGCATTCAAACAGTAAAAAATGTGGTGTTGGGTATTGAAACTTTTGGTGGTCATCCTTTACCACAACAAAATCGGCGTCAACCCTTTTTGCATATTCTTCAATTGTTGGCAATGTAATATGCGCGTATTTATCTGGGGTTTCGCACTTATCGTTGTGTCTTGGCGGCGCGTTCCAATCAGAGTCACAATTGATTGTGATTACGAGTCGTTCAGCCATTCTTTAAAACTTATCCCTTCACCAAACTTGAGTTGTATTCGATTTAAATAAGTATTCCATTCCTTTTTTAGGTTTGGATGAAGGTTTAGTTGTAATTTTTCTGTGATGGGCACCCATCGATATTCGTCGTGTTCATTGCTTAATCGGCAAGGAAAGGGATTTTTAACTTTATAAAAGAATGTTGTCCAAGTATGTGCGCCATCTCGAAATTGTGCGCGGTCAAACTTTGTACCTTCATGGTAGCCGCATTCTTCTTTCGCTTCTCGGATTGCTCCATCTAAGTCAGTTTCGCCTTCTTTGACTTTACCTCCCGGCAATCCCCAGCATCCTTTATTGTCGCCTTCTGCACGTTTTAATAAGAGAATGTGCTTGCCATCGGTGTAGGCGATGCCAGCCCCACGTTTTCCCCAATATCTGGTCCCGTTTTTACCAATTCGATGAAACATAACTTATATACTAAAATTAATACTTCTTTTCTAAATACTTGAGAGGTTACCTATGGAATTTTCAAAAGAAGATAAAATTAAATCATTTGAGGAACAATTACACGAATCTTGTCCGGCTTTAGAAGCCTTGCAGAATGGTGAATTAGATTTAACGGAAGCACTTCCGCCTGTTCCACCACCTACGCCAGGGGGTCCAAAACCACAACTTGCGATGCCAGGGGAATTACCAGGACAGCAGGGTGGCCCAAAGCCTCCACCAGAACTTGCACAGCCGCCACAGGCACCACCACAACAGCAACAGCAACAGGTGTCCTATGGAATGGATCAAATCCATAAAATTGAGCAATTATTTAAACAGGTTAAAGATGGTTTGGCCAATGTACACGGTGGAGTAGTAAGTGGTGATGTGGGAAGTAGAAGTGCCGCTGGAATGTTAAATGCCGTAGAAGCCTCATTAAAAGCTGCCGCAGACAATCTTGGCCTTGCACAGCCAGAACCCGCGCCAGCACCGGAAGCCCCAGCGGGTCCACCGGGAGGGGCAGTACCAGCCGTGCCACCTTCACAAGCACAGCAAGGTGTTCCAGACCCTACACAAATGCCTATAGATATGGCGAAATTTAGACAATCGATTGGAAAAGATATTCAACAAGGACCACCACCGGGGTCATATTAATTTTGTGTATCACCCCAGAATTTTTCGCCTTTTTCACCCCAAGGTCTAAATTGTGAAAGTCCATAGTATCGATTTAAATTAAGAACATATTCCCAAGCCTTGGATACATCGCCGGGTTGAAAAACCCTATATTCTTGAGGGGAGTTTCTATTTGCAATTACAAAACCGCCTTTTGGGTCTTGTTGGATTGTAACTCCACCATCTATAATTGCTTTTAAAACTGGTTCTTGGAATTTATTTGCCAATTCCGGCCAAAGATCAAATCCTGAATTGTTTAAATCGTACTTTCCTAATTTTTGATCCATTACGGATTCTAGCCATTCATTGAATGTTTTCATTAGTTCTTCGGCCCTCTTTTAAGCGGTACAGCTTTTAATTTTTCAACGTGACGATCTTTCTTTCCTTTTAGATCGTGCATCTGATTGCGAAGTTCTTTGACGATTTCGGCTGCGTTCTTTTCATGGCACTTTTTACTGCCTTGAATAGAAACGGTCTTGCGGTCCTTATTATAAAAACCTTTAGATATAATAAAGCATCGGTGTTCTGGGTTGTAGCTCACAAGACCAACCCATTCTCCATCATCGAAATTTCTGGATGCTACAACCACCCTGAGTGGCTTTTCTTCATAAACGTGCTTAGTATGGAAATCATTTTGCTTCATCGCCGCGCTGACATATCCTAGAATAATCTTGGCGGCGGCGTCCAGAATTTCATCTATTTCGCTTCGATAAGTAACCTCCACGCTATAGCGAGCGCTGGTGGACTCACTGATAACTGCCACCAATGGGGCGTTTATTATTTGATCTGATTCTAACCACTCTTTAAATTCCATGTAATTATTTAGCCCTATGCGAATAGTTTAGCAAAGAATTTATCACGTCTTTCATCAATTGGATTGTACCAAGGGTTGAATCCCAAAGCCTTCAACTCTGTGGTTAATTGCTTTAATCCACGCATAAAATTTAACGACCCTTTCATTAAATCTCTTCGTGTAGCTGGGTCTTTGGGAGAAACTTCACCCCTTTTACCTTCCTTTTCTAGGAAATATCCAATTTGAACGCCATTTGGATGTTCTTTAGCTTGATAATGACCTTTTTCATAATACACAACATTCATAACCCGATGTGTATCAGGAAATTTTAATTGAAAGACTTTAGTTGGCCCCATATCGTGAAGTTCTCTAGGCACGCGCGGGAATACCTGTTCTATAGCCGATTCAATCTGCTTTAGTTTATCAGTCGTATTTTCAAGCCACAATTTAAAATGCATTAGTCGAGTGTAATCCCAATAGTATCGCCGTAACGGAACAATAAGTCTTCTCTCCACTGCTTTAATTCTTCTTGTGCTTCTTGAAGTAATTGAATGCCATCTAGCTGCATACCACCATTTGGTCCTGGTGGGTTGCTATATTTAGAACGTATTCTTCCAAGCATTTGTTTTGCATAGGCAAGTGCGCCCATTTGCATAGCTTCGGTAGCGTTGTCCCAGTCCTTACAATTTTGGATATAATGAACGATAATTGTCCCACATCTACCACCACAAGGAGTAGGATAAACTTTAATTTTCCTTAAACCGTCAACCCACTCCCAACCACCAAGGTTGCTAGAAGTACGGGAAAACATCTGTTCATACTGTTTATAAAGCACCCACTCCCCCATGCGGCCCCAGATTGGCTGGATGGGGTCAATTAAACCACCTTGAATAGAAGCATAACTTCCACCGGGGTAAAAATACTCAATTGGTAGAGCGCCATCGAGGTCCGAAGCCTGGAATGCAAACTGGCCTGTTTCTTTATAATAAACATTTCTTACGTTGCCAACGTCTGGTGGCAACTCATAAACGCTCTTTCCTGGAGTCGTTTGTATGATTTTATAATTATAATATTCCCTTGGCGCATAGTCCTCAAACACTTTAAGCGCTTGATCTACGGCCAAATCTAGCTGTTGCTCATCTAATTCAACTCTAATTGTTGGTGCCCCAAGCATCAAAAGAACAAAGTCTTTAATATCTTCTTTAACTTTGCCACGATTTGGCCTGTCGGTGATACCTTCATTGCATCTTCCGGCTGGGTGAGAATCTCCAGCGCCGCCGCAACAATTGCCACCGCTTGCACCTTGTCGGCTAGGTCTTCCTATAACTAACGTACTGTCTCCTGCGCATCCCATTTTTACTCCTTGTTTAAATGCTCTAAACATATATATAATTCAAAGGTTTGGATTTATGTTTTCATTTGACGAATATAGGCTATTGTTAGAATCAACAGCAATAAGTAAAGTTCCTATTCTCTTTGATTGGGACGATATAGCCTTCTTGGTTCAATTCCCACCACAATTTTGGGCAAAGGCTCTACAATGGCGATATAACCATGGATTATTGGATTCTATTGACCGTAGGAATTTAGGAAAACCCGTAAGGGATATGATTACACTGCAATCGTATGATAAAGGAAGACCTGGAAAAGCTGTTTTCTTTCATGTTAAAACTGGACAAAACGAACTACTAGATAAATTAACTGAGCCAATAGACAGAGAATTAATTAAAAATCTACACAAAAACGATAAATTGGATCAATATTCTTCTGAGGCTGGTGAAGGTAACGCTGGAAGGTATGGATATAATTTAGATAAAGCCTTTAGACGTTCAGGCAATAATCCATTGGATTTTGCTACGGGCATGCCAATCATGCAACCGCAAACCGCCAACAATGCTTTGAGCGGTTGGATTCATGGAATGTTAAATGGTGTGCTTGGAGAACCACCCTCTCACTTCCAGGGGGAACCAGTTTTTGAGCAAACAATTAAAGAATTGGAACCACAAGAAAGCGAACCAATAATTGGCAAAAGATCGAGTCACAAAAGATCGAGTCATAAAAAAGGCTACCCAGCATTGGTTGGGAAAATGCTTCCAGCTATCAAAAAAGATTTTGAATATTATTGGGTTGCCGATAATAAAAAAGACCAACATAAGGTTGAACTAAATGACGTATCGGTTCCAATTTTGCTTCCAGGTAAATATGTTCCAAGAATTAAAGAAGGTTACGAAAGATTTGATCCACCGAATGAAGGTGGATTTAATGCGCCCCTGTTGATGAGAAATCATTGGAACGATATGACAGAGGAAGAACAACGACACTGGGTTGATAGCGCCTATAGCCAAGAACATTTTATAGCAAGACACAAAGACGTAACACATAAAAACTTTTATGTTGTGGGTGGCTGGACGCCAACGAATCTACAGAAAGGTGAAGTGCCGAGATTCCATAGTGAAGATGAAGAAGATCAATTCCTTGCATCGAGAGCAATTGGAAGAAAGACGTGGGAAAAAGTTTTTGATGAAGAGGCCGAGGCGGGTGTAGAGAGATTTATACGGGATCATCGTTGGGAGCCCGAGGGCGTTATAATGCAATTGTTAAAAAGAGATATTGTAAATGCCGCTAGAGCTAACATCATTAAAAATCTTGGTGATGAAAAATATACACCGTACAGAAGAAATAAAAAAGGTCACGAAGTAGCAGACGCAGCGCAAAATAAGAAAAACAGAATTAAGAAAGCTGAAAAATTTGCACACACAGTTCACCAAGCAAATATAACACTTTTCAATGGAACAAGAAGGTTAAGAGAAAAGTGGCAAAGGCAAGGATTGGACCCAAGAGAGCAAGAAAAAGAAGTAACCGGGCGCGGGTCAAGAAGGTGGATTGAATTAACAAAAGGTGTAAGAGCCGGTCGAGGGTGGATTGGAAGTTCTATAAGTTATATGAAGAGACAAATGGGTGAATTTGATTCTAGGGCAGCGGCGAAAGAAAACGAAGCCGAAAGAGAAGCTGACCTGTTAGTTAAAATAGAAACAAGAAATGAGGCAATCAGTGAAGTATTAGAAAGATTAATGAATCACTTCTATATGCTTCAAGCAGCATGGGCCGAACAACAAGGACAAAGCGAAGATAGTATTGTTTTAGATAAAGATGCTGCTTTACACTCTGCCATATCGGCGTTGCCTGTTGAATTAGATAAATTAGGAATCGATTATACATCACTTCCAGAAGATGTAAAAGAACACTTCAAGCCAAAGGAAGGTCATGCCATACCCGCTCAACATTACGAAAACAAGGGCGTAGAAATTTTAAATAATTTAATTGAAAAGGGTGAAACCGAAGTTGGTGGTAAGAAGATAACACTTCAAGACGTTGCCCTTAATGATACAGTTTACCAAAACTTGATCGATTACATGGACACGATTAAGGATATTTACGATGCTAAAGAAAGAAAGGCTATAGATGTAGCTGCCAATACTCTTTTAAATGCGGTAAACCAGGAACGGCTACGAAGAAAGATGCCTGTAAAGCCTGGGACGGAGCCACCACCAGAACCTAAACCAAGAGGTATGCCAGAAAAGAAACCAGAGCCAACAGGTAACGCCTATCAAATGGTTGTGCAATCATTGATGGACACTGGGATGATGGGAAAATTAAGAGCAAATGAACAGAACAGACGAGAGTTCGCAAAATACATCAATGATTTAACACAAGCTGGTCGTTTAACGGACGATCAACGAGATGATATTTTAGAAACCTTGTCATGGTTTGGTGGCTATCAAGAATCCGTTGAACTTCCTTGGATGTTCCAAAGGGAAAAAATTTATGAATAACAACAATTTAGGCGAACTTTATAAAAACCCCAAGGTTGGTGTCGTTAAAAAGTATATGGCTGAAATTCTTAAAGGCCGATATCCAAACAACGCAGAATTTATAGAACGGATTGCTACGCTTTTGGCTACGGATCAAGATGTGTCTCAATTCGGAGTCTTGATTGGAAATGTGTTTCAAGCTGGTTACGAAAAATCAGTAAAAGATCATAGAGCCGAATTATCAAAACACGGAATTACAATTACTGTTAAGCCAGAAGAACCTAATCACTAAAGTCTGGTGTGTATTCGGAAGGTACGCATACGTGCAAGAGGCCACCAGATTGTTTAAGTCGCTCATCTTGAGTTTCATCTAAAACTCTGTCAACCTTCCACCAGCTAGATTCTCTAAGCGTATGGCCTTCTGAATTTCTCCAAAGATAAATAATCGACCCACACTTACAAATATCCACATTGGTCCAAAATACCATTTGTAAGCTATCGTTAAAAATAACAATTGCTTCAATTAACTTCTTGTCAAAATATTTAATTGTATATTGCCTTCCTGGTTCCTCATCAGGATGGTGTTCTATTTGCGCTGGTAATACCCAGATATCAACAATATTCTTAGCCTTTTCATTTCTTTCGACCTTTAATTTGTCAACAATTTTAGGTCCGTCTTCTGGTGGTTTCTCTTGAACCCTCTCCGGTGGCTTCTCTGGGGTCGTTTTTTTCTTGGAACCGAAGTCAACTTTAAGCGGTTCGGAAAAGGACTCTTCTTGAACATCAAAGTCACTATTAAATTTCTTTAATTCAGTGGCATCTGGTAAATCTACCTCTTCCCAGTCCATATTATGCATCTCAAATTCATCCTCGCTCCAATGATTTTGCTTGGATGCAATGGGGTTTGGGCCTTTTAATTTGTAAACGGTTCCGTCTTTATTTTTGATTGTCATACTCAAATATATAGATGTTACATCATATCTATTGTAGGAGGACACATGAGTTTTTTAGTGCCCAATGCTTCTGAAATCAGAATGCTTAAATTTATAACAGGAAATGACGCTCCCGGTACGCCCGTATTGAGACTTTACGTTAATGACCATACCCCAGCAGATGACGATACAGTGTCAAATTACACAGAAGCATCTGGGTCTGGTTACTCTTCAATTAATTTATCCACAAGTGGGTGGGACTACACAACTGATGTAGAAGGCGTATCTACAGCAACCTATGGTTCTGTATTAACTTTTTCCTTTAGTGGTGGGCCAGTTGTACTTTATGGCTATTATGTCACAGATGGTTCCGGCTACTTGTTATGGGCACAGAGATTTAGTGTAGCATCTATCACAGTTCCGGCAGGTGGTGGTGATGTAGATATAACACCTTATTTTGGCTTAAACTCAGGATCGGCATAATTATGGCAATTAGAAATGCAGATGGATCACCCTATCAAGTATCGGGCAGTCTACAACAATTCGATCCGAACAATCCAGAGCATTGTTTATTTAATGAATGGGATTCGGAGGTAATACGAATTGGCGGCTCTCCTATATTTTATTATGAACTTTTCATTCAAACTCAGACATTAGACCCCATCCACCGTGAGGATCGTGGAAAATTATATGCGCAAACCCCAATTCAACTATGGGGTCTTTATGAACCCATGGACGCGCAATACTATCAAAACATGTTTGGTATCGAAGGTGTAGAAGACATGGCGTTTGAATTTAATTATTCGGACGTTGTGAACTTAATAGGACATGCACCCAAAGTAGGATCAAGGCTCTACACGCCACACCTTGGAGAAAGTTGGAGGATTATTCAACCTACCAGGGGAGAATGGGCTATGTGGGGAGCATTGAGACTTAAATTATTTTGCATGAAATGGCAGGAAACTACAACAGATCGACAAGGGGCTGCTACACAAAGACAGGTCGATTTTAGTATTGATGATATCGGAGTTTAGGAACGCCATCTTCCCATACCATTTCTACTGCCCCGTTATAATCAACAGGCTTAAAAAAGACCTTACGAGGCAAATTGGGTTTGGGTAAAGTGCCAGATATTACTTCTTTAATAAAAACAGGCTGCTTTACCGATCTCCTTTTAATTTTAAATGCTTTCATATAAATAAATAAGTAAAGGTATTAAATATGGACCCCACTAAAAATCCTATCGATAGAAGTCAAACCTTAAATCCATGCAATCCACAAAGCCAAGCGAATGATAGTGGTGATACTGACCCGCCCCCTATTTATTGCGATGAGTCTGGAAAACCACTCTGTTTAGGTAAGTTTTCAGACTCACAGGCGCGCGTGGCTGTTGATCCGGCTACAAGCTGGCTTCAAGAAGTTTCTCCTTATCAAAAAACAGGATTTGGTAAAGGTAAAAATTGCGACCCAATGCAGTTGGGGCATATTGTTAATCAAACTGGTAGCCGTACTCACATTTATCGTTACACTCGCGCGATTCGTGGTGCAAATGAAGCAATGTTAGACCTTTTTAGCGATATAACAGTCGAAGACGATTTTGGGAAACACCACCCAGTTCCCATTGTTTGGGGTCGTCAAGAACGTGCGGTTGCTTTAATACTTCAAGACAATGTTCCCGAGGATGGCTCTTTAACTTTAGACCGTCTTAGGTTGCCTTTGATAGCTATTAATTTTGACGATGTTGAGGGAAATCAAGAGAAGTACATTTATCCTAATGCCACAAATTATTTAAGAGATGAACAAGGGCGTCCAGGCTTTT